CAAGATGAGCTTGACCTCAAGGCCTGGCATTTCCGGCTTGAAGATAACCCGTGGCTAGATCCTGTTTACGTTGATGAGCTGAAGCGCCAATTCGGACCTAAAGGATCCCTATTTTATCAAAGATACATTTTGGGCGAATGGGTGGCCGGCGAAGGATCGATCTATAAGAATTTTAACAAAGACATTCACGTGATCCCTCGCCTTCCAGATGGCAGAATATCCGAAATGAGAGTGGCTGTAGATCCTGGTGCTACTCACCCCACGGCGTTTTTGAAGGCCTTTAGAATCGGGGACAAGTGGTATGTGGCTGGAGAGTACCGCAAGGCTGACAAGTCACCGGCTGAAGTTTCTGAGGACCTGAAGAGCTTCTTGGGCGGGATGTATCCAACGAGCATAGACGTAGATCCTTCAGCAAAGGCTCACCGGCTCCAATTCATAGGCGATGGAATCAACGGCGTGATGAAGGCAGACAACAGCGTTTTGGATGGAATTCAAAAGACCATCACTGCCTTTGATCAGGGCTGGTTACAGATTGTGGGCTGTCCCCTGCTCGTTGAAGAGCTGGAAGGTTACCGTTGGAACCCGAAGGCCACTGAACAAGGCAGAGACGAACCAATAAAGGAAGCTGACGATCTGGTTGATTGCTTGCGCTACCTTGTGAATCGAATAACCAAGAGCAGGCGCGTTAACATTTCTAGGAGGCGTTCTTAATGACTGTATTTGTAAATTTAGACTTTCTCGAACCTGGTCAGAAGTGGCCACCTGATAAAGCGCGCCTGGATAGGTACGCAAGGAACCGCCTATTATTGGAAGGCGATCACGATCTTGTCTTCACAGGATTGAATGAAGACGATGCACCGCGAATTATAAAAATGAGGTTAAATTGGTTTAAGCGGATCTGCACCTTGTTTGGAGATCTCGCAGTCGGTCAACCTCCACAGATCACGGCTGAAGAACAAGAGGCTGTGGATAGGATCACTGAGGCTAATTCATTTGGCCTTATCATTTACGACCTTATTGGTGATCTCATAGCCTTTGGTGACAGCGTTCTTAAGGTCAGATGGGACGGAAAGAGGGGTGTTATAAGCAGGATCGACCCGTCGAACTGGTTCCCTGTGGTGGATCCTGACGACGTGGCCACCTTCGAAGCCCATGTAATAGCTTGGGGTGTGGACTACGAAGAAAAGCGGTACGCCAAAGTCGAGATTCATAGGCATGGTGTTATAGAACATAAACTACTCCAACTTACCGAAGACGCCACCGAAATAAAGCAGGTTGTGGAATTGGCCACAATACCGAGGTATGAGAAACTGCAGCCCGAAGAGGAAACGGGCGTCGATGACTTTCTGATAATTCCTTTCCACAACATGAAAAGCGGCGATGGTGTTTTCGGATTAAACGATTTCAAAGATATTGAGGATATTGTTTCAGAGATCGAAAGACGTTTGATAAGGGTCTCTGGTACGTTGGACACTTTCGGTGATCCTTGGATGTGTGGCCCAAGTGGGCTTAGGGTGAGAGATCCGCTAACCGGTGAAGTGGTTTGGGCATCTGATGAGAAATACATCGCTTTGAACGAAGGCGAAACACCGCCACAGATCCTTACATGGGATGCAAGCTTGGTATCTGTATTCAACGAGATTGACGCCCTTCTTTCTCAGCTCTACGTTATGGCCGAACTTTCACCGGCTGCTTTCGGTGAGACCAAGAGCGGATTAGCTGAAAGTGGAAGCGCTCTAAAAAGGCTTATGCTTCCGACATTGGCCAAAGTCAACCGGCTTCGACTTCGAACTAAGCAAGGCTTGATAGACACCCTAAAAACGTGTGCAGAAATGGAAGTAGCCAGTCGGATGGGTGGGGCATCTGAACTTTCTAACATATCCATTGAGTGGAGATCTAGCCTTCCATCTGACCCTGTGGAATCCGCCAACATCGAGAAGACAAGACGTGACGCGGGCGTTACATCACGAAGATCTAGCATAGCCCGGCTGATGGAAAACGCCACCGAGGAAGACATAGATAACGAAGTCTCTATGATCGAAGCTGAAGAGGACATGTTTAAGCGTGAGATCATGGCATGAAACAGCTGACAATTGGAGAGATCCGGGTCTTAACAGACTTCCAGAAGCGGCTAAAGTTGGGGCTGCACACTTCCCCCACATCAAAAGGGAAAACGCTTCTCAGGGCGATCTCTCTTGATGTGGAAGATCTGGCATCTATGCCTATCAGGGATCTAGCTTACTGTTTGGCTGCACATAATCAAGGAATCCCGTTAGAAGTGGTCTCTCGTAAGGTCCGAGAAGCTGACCCACTGGTAAAACAGTTTGGCCGTAGACTGTGGGCTGATATGGTCAACCCTGACTCAGAATATTATATTGGTGGCGCGTATAAAAAGCAGGCTGAAAACACCATCTTCAAGCTCGAAGGCCTAGATCTTATGTCGTCCTTTCCATCGAAGGTTGAACTTGATCCCCTTGTTGATGAGTACTTGGAAAAGAGGGGCGGGATGTTCATAAAATCGGTGAACAAATCAGGCAGAAACGAAGTGCGGCGGATTTTGATAGAATCGTACCGAGAAACAGGAACATGGACCGGGTTCGATAAGAAATTCAGAGAAGAGTTCACTTATTTGAAAAAATGGAAACGATTTCAAATTTATGTAACCGAACACAACCTAGCAGCCAACCACGCTTATTTTGATATCGCAGACCAAATAAAAGAGATAGTCGGGTTCAACGTAATTTTAGGTTCTCGCCCTTGCCCTTGGTGCCGGTACATGGCCAGTTTTACCCACGATGCACACGATCAACGACCACCCTATCATCCAAACTGCTTCTGTTTATGCGACCCCTACATAAAAGGAGTATCGAAACGGGTGGGTCGAAAAGTGGATGCTAAACCATTGTCTTTTATGAAACAAAATGAATATTTGCGGTTGAAACAAAACTATACAAACTTCAAAATCGCAACAACCATTTCATAAGCGATTGTACAAAAAGGATATATATTTGCAAAGGTTTAAATAATAGTATGCATAAATTATACATCTAGGCAAACGAAGGCCGTAACTTCGGAGACTTTGCATGACAGATGATGAAAAGAAATTTACGCAAGCCGACGTTGACAAGTTCATCCAAGAGAGATTAGCCAGAGAAAAGGCGAAATATGCTGATTACGAGGATATCAAGGCAGAAAACGCCAATCTAAAGGCTAAAATGGCTGAAAATGAATCTAGCAACCTGGAAAATTTGAAAGCCAAGATCGCCACCGATCTAAAATTACCTCCGTCTTTGGCGGGACGACTTCAGGGAGAAACTGAAGACGAACTCAAAGCCGATGGTGAAAAACTCCTGAAAGAACTTGGACCAAAAGAAGCTGCGGGTGGTGCGGGTAACCCTTCAACTGACAAGAAAAAACCGTTGACCCGGGAGGCTGTAAAGGCAATGTCACCGCAAGAAATCATCGATAACATGCCACAGATTGAGGCTCAATTGAAAGAAGGAAGCCTCACAAGAGGTTAAAGAATATGGCAATATCAAACTTTATAGGAGAAATCTGGAGCGCCCAGATATTCCAAAGTCTCCAGAAGTCCATGGTTTACGGTCAGAGTGGCGTAATAAACAGGGATTATGAAGGCGAAATCAAGAGCAAGGGTGACAGTGTAAGGATAACCTCACACGGCCCTATTACCATTGACAATTACGACAAAAGCACCGGCTTAGGCGATCCTGAACAACTGGACGACGCCCAAACCGTATTAGAAATAACCCAGAGCAAGAGCTTCAATTTCCGAATTGAGGACGTAGACAAGGCTCAAACTTCTGTGGCTTTGATGCAATCCGCCACAAGAGATGCGGGCTATCAGCTCGCAGATCTAGCCGACCAGTACATAGCCGGAATCATGGCCACCCAAGCCGGTAACGCTGTTGGCAGCGACGGAACCCCCAAGAAATTTGACGGTGCGACCGATGACGTAACCGACGAAATTCTAGCCGTTAAACAGCTCCTAGACGAAGATAACGTACCTTCTCAGGGCCGGTTTATGATCCTTCCACCTTGGGTAACTGTGGCGCTAATGAAAGACAGTTCTATCACAGATCCGGCCTGGTCGGGTGTGGAAGGCGTCATGAAGAACGGTCAGATCGGGAAACTGTACGGTTTTGACCTGCTCCAGAGTAACAACGTTCCCAACACGACCGGAACCAAGTATAAGATCATAGCCGGGATCTCCAGAGCGTGCACTTTTGCCGATTCTGTGAACGAAACCGAAGCGTACCGACCTGATAAGTTCTTTGCCGATGCGTTGCGAGGCTTGCATGTTTACGGTGCTAAAGTCATAGATCCTTCTGCATTGTGCGTTTTGACCTGTAGCAAGTCCTGAGGTGGTTACGAATGACAAGATCTGAAATTACCGTAAACGAATGTGACGGAACCTTCAACGCTGCAGAAACAGCGGATGCAATCGATAAGGGAAACGATCACGTCATAGCCGTTGGTTCTGACTTTGAGAAGATGGTTTTGGCCTTCCACCTTTCAGCAGCCACAGCTGACGATACCATAACCATCGTGGCCGGAACTGCTAACCCAGCCTTCAGAAGGGACTTGGGCGATTTGGTTTACACTTGTGCGGGTGGCGCGGCTGAAGTGGTTTTAGGACCTATCGAGACAGCCAGGTATCTCCAGGCTGATGGAACCATTCACATAGACATAGCAGGTTCCACAATCGCGGGAACTATCGAGGCGTACAGCATTTAATCACGATGAACCGGGGCTACTCAAAGCACCGAGTGGCCCCCCACTGCTCCCTAATGAGGTGGTAATTCATGGCCACGTATGTTGATTCTGATGATGTGGATTCTTACGTAGCTGACCGGCCCGATTCTGCAGCTTGGACGGGTGCAACTACTGCAGAAAAAGCAGATGCCTTAATATATTCTTCTAAAATTATTGATTCTCTATTATTCATTGGCAAGAAGTACGAAACTGATATTTCGGTTCAGCCTTTGCAGTGGCCACGACTAGTAAAAACGCGCCACGGGTGGCGTATTGCCGATCTGGATTCAAGCGACGAACCTTGTGTACCCCAGGCTATCAAAAATGCATGTTGTGAGGAAATTATAGCCAGGCTAGACACCACAAATGCCAAACGCCAAAAGCTTCAGGCGGGCGGTGTTAAGTCGTTCAAAATATCAGAGATCTCAGAAACTTTCGACGGTACGCTCAAGGGTGGTGGGGTAAAAGGCACGCCCTTGGTATCGTGGATGGCTTACCGATTTTTGGAACCCTACCTAGCGAAAGGGGCGAAGTCGGTATGATCGACCCAACGGATTACTTCAACCAGGTGGCCGAGAAGAAAGGCGAAGAGACTTCCGAGTTCTATGATGGTCCTGCTACCGATGAATCGATGCTATCCGATATTGTCGCCACAGATTATGACGGTGTATATTATTTCACGTACATATATTTTTACATCACCGACGGCGTGTCGCCTTCTGGAACCATCGCCATTACGGGGAAAGATCGTTTTGGCGACCCACAAGAGGAGATCGTGACCATCA